GCGTTAACACAGCAAGTTGCGGAATTGCGTAAAGAAAATGAAGCATTAAGACAAGCTCTTGAAGTTTTAAAAAACGGAAAATAAATTATATAAGGGAAAAAACCTCCTTATCGTATAACCGATTGGGAGGTTTTTTCCATAAAAGCATTTATCAATTTTTTTGAACTATTTGAATTTTTTTAGTCAAAATGAGTCAAAGGACTTGTCTATAATTAACCTTCTGACTACGTATAATAAAGATATATAGGAAAAACAAAAAGAAACCGCAATAATAAGCGATTCCTTTTGCAAACGTCAAAAATTCGTCAAAAATCAGGCGAAAATTCTTGAAATGGATAGGGAAGCTTGTTGCCTCATGTCGTCCGTATAATCAATATACGTATGTAAGACTGTGGCAATGTCATCGCCGATAAGGGCGGCGACGGTCTTTATATTTTCACCGTTGGCAAGAAGTAAAGACGCATAGGTGTGCCGCAGATCGTGTATGGTCGTCCCGGGGGATATTTTTTTGATGCGGCTGTTTATATGGCCAGTACAGCTTGAACGAATAGGGAAAAGCCGTCCCGATATATGAGGCGGAACGGTTGCGGTATATTCGCTTATGATGCGGCAAAGTAGTGCAGGAATAGGAATGCGGCGGTAACCATTAGCGCCGTTCTTGATGGATTTTGTACCGTATTGCCGGTCGCCGATAAGATTGAATTGCTTTGTAACGGAAATGGTGCCGTTCTTTATATCAACATCCGAACGAAGAAGACCGATAATTTCACCGTATCGAAGACCGGCAAGGCCGGCGATGGCGGCAATAGTATATATACGTATATCCAGTTGTTTCAGTTTATGTAACAACTCCATAAGTTCACTTTTTGTCAGGGCATGAATTCCCTGTTTACTGTGTTTGGACAAAGATGGAAGCGAAATGGATTCGGCAGGATTATCAGGCCGCAAGGAATAAGGGTGAACGGCAAGCTTCAACAACTGTTTTAAAAAGGTCAGTGATTGGCGGCGTGATGCGGGACTGTATGCCCATTCCTGCATGGCGGATGTAATATCAAGGTACGTAATATCCGCAACGGGTTTATCTGTTAAAATTGTGCCGAAGCGCAACAATGCATTGATATAACTGCGGACAGAGTTATATTCCAGATCTTTCGCCTTGAGTACGATGGCGGCAAATTCATGCAGTGTTATACCGTCCAGTTCTTTAGGCCCGGAAGCGGCTGTCTTTACTTGCGCCCGTACGGATTCAAGTACATCCTGTCCGTATACCTTGGCAGCTTTTTTCGTCAGAAATCCTTGCTTTGACTTCTGTTTCCAACGGCCGTCACTGTCTTTATACGATAAAATGACTTGCCAGCCTTTGTCTTTCTCTCTAAACGTGAAATTGTACTGCATAAGAATCACCTTCTTATAGTTGTTCGGCAACTCGGTCGAATTCGACCGAGTTAAATAAAGTTGAACTCTTTCCGTTTAGAAAGAGTTAATAAAGACAAAAAAAAATAGGAACAATATCTTTCGATACTGTTCCCGCAAAAACATGAAGTTTTTTTTCTGTAACAGTATCTTACATCAGGCAAAAATAAATTGTCAATAATGAAAAAGGCTCCGGCTTTGTGCCAGAGTCCTTATAAAAAATTAAGACGCTTGTCCGAAGACGCGCGTCCGATAAAACCGATATTCGGTTTTTGTAGTGACTAGAATATATCGGATTAAAGGACCCTTGTCAATATTCTTTTTTGAGTTTTAAGTACTCTCTTTCGGCCTATAGTCAGAATCGCAAGTATACAAGCCGTCAATGTGTTCGTACAGGTCGGGTTTTATATGATTATAAAGAGGGTCAAGAATAAAATCTATTCCTTCCCGCCGTGCTTGTTTTGCGGCCGGTACAAAATCACTATCACCGGAAATCAAGATTATTCTTTCGACCTGCTTTTTAAAAGCTAGTGATGTAATATCAATGCCGATTTTCATATCAACGCCTTTTTGCTCAACGTTGATACAAAAGTCGTCTTTCGTTAAATCATTCAGTGTTCTGGAACCATTTAAAACCTTCCTCAACACGTCTTGTCTGATATTGAAATGTGCCTGCTCGTCGGCCAGCTTACCCAATCGCAAAGCTACCTTCCTTTTTCTTTTCAGCTCATCGAAAAATTTTATTGTCCATTCGTATAGGTCCGTTTTTGCAAATTCTATATTTTCCCGTGTAAGAGGATGATATACGGTTTTTCGCATGGGTGGGCAGTCATAATAAAAGATACGATATAGCTGATGTTGATACTTGTTTTTCCCTTTTTTAGAGCGCTCATAAAGATGTCGATGGCAATATTCGATTAACTCGTCCGCCCTTTCTGCAGCTGTTTTAACGCCTTTACATGCTAGCGCCCTTCGACGATAAAAACCGCCATCTACTAAAATCGCTACTTTCATCTGATCATCTCCTATATAAAATAAAAGTCCTTGGGTTCGGCCAAATCCATATTAGGGGACGGCTTACAACCAAGGACACTATTAGCAAATTAATTTGTGTATTTATTCTAATTCCTTGGTCTTAAAATGTCAAGTATATATTACAGTGTTTTTGCCCTTAACCTCGTGTCTCAATAGACCGACATGCCGTAAATAGATTTAAAAGCGTTAGAAATCGCCAAGATTTTTTAAATGGATAGTTCGTACCATTAGCATAAGCTTTTGAAAGCAACTGCTTAGTGGATACAAAATATTTAGAAGTTAGTTTGGATAATAGTAAAAGAAACTTATTAAAAAATAAACGGACTTTAATACCGAGAAAGCAAAGACCGAAAGCAAGTATAAGTAATCCAATAAAGAGGAAGATGGATTCCAATGGTATATAATAAAAAAAGACACATGCAAACACTAGTACTAGTGCAATAATAGCAATGTCCGTCCAGAACATTAGTGCATCCTCCTAAAATCAACAAAAATTATATTGCGTCCTCGTTTTTTACTTCGGGGACGGCAATTCTATACTGTAAATCTAAAATGGTGTCTACCGTTTCCTTACCTTCTGGTGTAAGGCGGCGGTATTTTTTTATTAGTTCTTTTTCTTTTGGCGTAAAGTCTTGTGGGGCAGAAATTAAATCGGTCATGCCGTCATCTTCAATAAGGTTACTTTTCTTTAAGTTGAAATGTTCTGCTAACTTTTGAATAGCACCCATTCGTGGTTCTTTGGTTCCTCGTTCCCAAGAGGAAACAGCTTTATCGCTAACACCTGCAATTACAGCTAATTCTTTTTGGGATAGATTATATCGTTCCCGCAATATTTTAATGTTTTTACTAATCATAGTCGCTACCTCGCATTCCATTGCTATCGTATACTAAAAGTAGAAAAAAATCAACAAAAAAAAGAATTAAAACGTTAAAAAAGCGTTGACAATCTCCTTTAAGTAGAATATCATAGAAACCGAAAGGAGATGAGAAAAATGATTTACACTATATCACAAGCACGAAAATTAAAGAATAAAAGGCAAGCAGATGTGGCTAAACAGCTTCACATACACGTTCAGACATATCGCAAAATAGAAAAAGACCCGGAAAGAGTGACTATAAAACAAGCTAAGTGTATCGCCGAATACTTAGGTATGTCATATGACGAAATAAATTTTTTTGCCATTTAGCTCTACTTTAGGTAGAACCAAACATAGGAAAGGAATGGATGATATGAACATGACAGATATCGAAAAAATCATTAGCTTTTGCACAATTAGCCGCAACAAAATGTCAGCCCGCGCTGAATCTTTGTCGGTTGCAGATTTACCGACCGTCGAGGTCCACGCAAAGGCTATTGCATACGATGACGTAATAAACTACATCATCAGACTACAAAACGGACAGGAGTAGGCGTCGACATGCAAACCACGTACACGCAAAAGGAGTTGATGGCCCGATGGGGCGTCTCAAAGCAGACGATCATCGGCATGGAGTCGGACGGGCGGCTATACCGCTTACACAAGCTGCCCGGTGTCCGATACCGAGCCCGCGAGGTACGGGAGTTGGAGGGGCTAGACAAGACAGACTGGGGGCCGATGAGTCCGTTCGAGCGGCGGCGGCTAACCGCTGAGAACGCACGGCTAAAAGCCGAAAATGCACGCCTACGGGCACATTTGCAGCGCGTCGTCACCGACGCAACGGCATATCTGCAGGAGGAGGTTAACACATGCAACGATTAATGCAACGGTTAAAGTTTTTGATCCGGTACAACTCCAGCACTCCGTACGTGCTCGCCGGGATCGGCCTAATCGTAGGATGGGTAGTCGGACTGGCCATCGGAGTTGTGTACGGTTATGTAATCAGTGCGGTACTTATCCGCATTTTAACACCGTAAAGGAGGTAATCAACATGGATGTAATGGTTAACGTAACATGCGCAGTCGTATTGTTTGTCGTCACAGTTTTAGCCGTGCACGAGATTAGGCGGAGGGGATAAATCATGACAAATGTAGACTTACCGGCACCGGCAGCGTGGATTAACCGCCGGCATGAAGAGCTGCAACGTAGCCACGAGCAGGGCCGCAACGATACGTACGCGACGAATTACGACGAACCGGTCAATACGACAATCGGCGACGTCGTCACAGCGATTATCGGTGCAGCGTCATTATACGCCGGGATTGCGTTGCTCATCTTAATATTGACGTAATAAGGAGGTGATGACATTGCTTGACTGCAACGACTGCGCGCTGCACGGATACTGCATCCCGGACGAGTGCGCAGACGCAACAAAAAGAGCCGATCTCCGCGGCAACGGAAATCGACTCACCATCAAAACTATCAACACTATTATATCGCAAAAAGGAGTAGCGCACAATGCAAACCAAGGATTTTAGTCGCGCAGAAGCAGCCATAAACATCCTAAATAGCCTGGATTGGCGGCGATCTAAATACGACGGAGTTATTGTTATGGGTGATTTTGCCCAAAACGACGGTACTGTAACATCGATCCGACTAATAAAAGGCCGCCCGATTACGCTGGGTGTGATGGTAGTCAAATCGCTTAAACAGCTACCGCAAGGCGTCGTAGCCGGTATCGTGGAGCAAATAAGCAAAGAACGGCTGAACAGATGAGATATCGCGATTTTATCGAGTCTAAGACAAAAATATCCGAGTCGCACGGTTTTACTGTAGATGCCGACACACTACACGGCGGATTATTCCCGTTCCAGCGCGATATCGTGCGCTGGGCGCTGGCAAAGGGCAGGGCAGCTATCTTTGCCGACTGCGGTCTCGGTAAAACGGTTATGCAGCTTGTCTGGGCAGATCAGGTGTGCAAGCGTACCGAAAAGCCCGTACTGATCCTCGCCCCGCTAGCCGTTGCGGCACAGACGGCGGCGGAAGCGTCCCGGTTTGGGATGTGGGCAAAAGTCGTCGAGTCGGACAAAGACGTCGTCGCCGGCATAAATATCACAAATTACGAAAAGTTGGACCGTTTCGACACGTCCGTCTTTGGCGGTGTCGTGTTGGATGAGTCGTCAATACTCAAGTCATTTACTGGTAAAGTCCGGACCCAGCTTATTAATCAATTCGCACGGACGCCGTATCGGCTTGCGTGCACCGCAACGCCCGCACCCAACGACTACATGGAGTTGGGCAATCACGCCGAATTTTTAGGCGTGATGAGCCGTAATGAAATGCTGTCTATGTACTTTGTACACGACGGAGGAGAAACGTCAAAATGGAGGCTTAAAGGTCATGCCGAGGACAGCTACTGGCAGTGGATGGCAAGCTGGGCCGTTGTTATCGACAACCCCGCACATCTGGGCTACGAGGATAACGGCTACGACCTGCCCGCACCTATCATCAACGAGATCATCGTTGACGGCGACGCGCCGATAACCGATAAGATGACCCTGACGCAGCGGCGCAACGCGCGCAAAGAGTCGCTGACCGACCGCTGCAAAGCGGCCGCGGAGCTCGTTAACGGCTCATCGGAGCAGTGGCTAGTGTGGTGTGATTTAAATGCCGAATCGGAGGAGCTGCATAAATTATGTGTCGGCAGCCAGCAAGTACGCGGCTCAGACACGGCAAAGCACAAGACAGGCGCCATGCTGGGGTTTAGCGTGGGCGTACTCAAGTGCCTTGTCACCAAACCCAGCATCGCGGGGTTTGGGATGAATTGGCAGAGCTGTCATAACATGATATTTGTTGGACTGTCGGACAGCTACGAACAATATTATCAAGCCCTGCGACGCTGCTGGCGGTTTGGGCAACGTAAGCCCGTCAATGTATACATCATCATCTCAGCTAAGGAGGGCGCGGTTAAAGACAACATCGCTCGTAAAGAGGCAGACGCCGCTAAGATGAGGCAGGCCATGCTGGCGCTCACGCGAGACGCCGTACGACATGAGTTGTCGGCAACGTGCCGTATGATGGCCGAATATAAGCCCAGCGTGCCGATGCAGCTACCGGCATGGGCGGAAATGGAGGCAAGTTAATGGAGGAGTTAAATTTACTGATTTACGTCGCGCATAAATTTGCAAACTGCGACGACAACCGCAAAGACACCGAAAAGACGATACGCAAGCTCAAAAACGGCGCGCACTCACTGCTCACACGTAAATACGTCAACACGTACGTCGAGGCAGACGGCAAGATGACCGTCACAAGCATACCGGCAGCAACACTGCAACATGCAACGTTTGTGTCGCCGATACATCAACTCGGATTTATGTACACGGAGGGCACATATTTGCACGGGCTAAATCAATGCTTAACGCTGTTGTCAAAGTGTAACATCTTACTGTTATGCCGCAACTGGCAAACATCAAAGGGCTGCACAGCCGAGTATGCCTACGCCAAAGCCCGTAAAATCCCGATTATTCTTGAGCGAGAGGGGGACGACGTCAATGCTATCCTGTAACGTGCTGGACCAGTACGTATCTGACCGTGTGTCGCTATATAACGGCGACTCTATCGAGATACTGCGGGGATTGCCCGACGGCAGCGTACATTATAGCATTTTTTCGCCGCCCTTCTCGTCGCTGTACACGTACAGTAACAGCGACCGGGATATGGGCAACAGCAGCGGCGATGATGAGTTTTACACGCACTTTGGGTACCTTATCACTGAGCTTGCCCGTGTAATCATGCCGGGCCGGCTCGTAAGTGTGCACTGCATGGACATTCCGCGGATGAAAAGCCGCGACGGTGTTATCGGGATCAAAGACTTCTCGGGCGAGATTATCCGCGCATTTGAGTCCGCCGGGTTTATCTACCACAGCCGCGTAGTCGTCTTTAAGGACCCGCTTGTCGAGGCCACACGGACAAAAGCATTAGGGCTTATGCACAAACAATTATGCAAAGACTCAGCGATGTGCCGCATGGGCCTGCCTGACTACGTACTGACGTTTCGCAAGCCCGGTGACAACCCGGAGCCGGTCACACACCCGGACGGACTGGACCGGTTTTATGGCGACAACGAGCCCGAAGGCCGAAAAATCATACGCCCGGACCCTGATCCGGATTTAGTCGACGCAAAACAAAAGTACAATACGGAGCCGGTATACAGCCATCAGGTGTGGCGGCGGTATGCGTCGCCGGTCTGGATGGACATCCGGCAATCCAACACGCTCAACCGAGCGGCAGCGAGAGACGACAAGGACGAGCGGCACATATGCCCGCTACAGCTTGACCTGATAGCTCGTTGTCTGGAGCTCTGGACTAACCCTAATGACATTGTCCTCGACCCGTTTGCCGGTATCGGCAGCGTGCCCGTCGTGGCGTTGCAGATGGGCCGCAGGGCGCTAGGGTTTGAGCTTAAAGCGTCTTATTATCAGCAAATGCTGATTAATTGCAAACAAGAGGAGGATAAAAAATGATCGAGATTAAATTTGCAGGCAGTACACAAGACGTATTATCGGACATCAGGGAGCTGTTAAACGCAGTGTCGGCAACTCCCGCAAAGTCGACCATAAAGGCCAAAACTAAACACACGACAGAGGCGCCGGCACCTGCTCCGGCCACGCCGGTCGTTGCGGCTCAGCCTATTGCGGCATCCGCGCCCATAACCCCCGCTGTCCCGGCACCGACGGCGGCACCTGCAGCCCAACCTACGACGCAACCGATAGCAGCCGTACCCACGGCACCGGCTAAGGCGTATACGATTGCCGAGCTGCAGGCCGCGAGTGCTCCGTTGATTGACGTGGGACGTATCGCCGACCTGCAGGCGCTTATGCAGTCGTTCGGGGTTATCTCGATGACGGACATCCCTGAGGACCGTTACGGTGAGCTCGCAACCAAGCTCCGGGAGCTGGGCGCGCAGATATGACACAACACGCTTTACTAAGCGCCTCCGCGGCGCACCGCTGGCTGCACTGCACGGCGGCACCGCGGCTGGAGGCGGAGTTTCCGGACACTACAAGCGAGTATGCCCGTGAGGGCACATTGGCGCACGCTATCGCAGAGCTTAAAGTACGCAAGTACGCCGTTGAGCCGATGAATCAGTCGGCGTTTACTAAGGCGTACAACAAGCTTAAAAAAGACGAGCTATATCAGCCCGAGATGGACGGTTACACAAATGACTATCTCGACTACGTCAAGACGGTTATGCTGCAGTACGACGTACGCCCGCACGTCGTACTGGAAAAACGCGTAGACTTCAGCGCGTACGTACCCGAGGGCTTTGGTACGGCCGACTGCATTATCATGGCTGGAGACGTACTGCACATTGTCGACTTTAAATACGGCAAGGGCGTCCCGGTCGACGCCGTCGGCAACCCGCAAATGCGGCTGTACGCGTTGGGCGCCTTGGCGGCATATGGCATGCTGTATACATTTAAGTCCGTCGTTATGCACATCGTGCAGCCGCGGATTAGTAACTACAGCACGGATACAATACCCGTGCATACCCTGATTAACTGGGGCAAGACGTACGTTAAGCCTAGGGCCGAGGCGGCGTTTATTGGCAAAGGCGAGTTCGAGCCCGGCGACGGCTGCCGTTTCTGCCGGGCGAAAATGCAGTGCAAGGCCCGGTCCGAGCACTACGCGTCGTATCTCGATGTGGCGCAGGAGCGGCACGACGTACGGCTTATGACGATGGATGACCTGGGCTGGTACCTCACGGTATCCAAAGACCTCAAGGCTTGGGCGGAGGACCTGCAGGAGTACGCGCTCAGCTGCTGCCTGTCCGGGCGACGCGTGCCCGGGTGGAAAGCGGTAGAGGGCAGAGGCAGCCGCACGTTTACCGACCTCGACGCGGCGTTTAACAGGCTGACGGACCACGGTATCGACAAAACCGTCTTATACAACTACGTCCCACTCACGTTGGCACAGGCGGAAAAAGTGGTCGGCAAGACCGAGTTTAATAAAATCTTGTCCGACTACATCGTTAAAAACCCGGGCAAGCCGACACTCGCGCCCGAGTCGGACAAACGAGAGGCCATAACAAACGCAACAAAAGCAAAAGACGTGTTTACAAAACTGGAGGATTAATCATGGTTAATCCGTTCGGGCCTGCGACCGATAAGCAGCTGGCCCTTATCAACGACATCAAGGCAGTATGCCCGGAGGTTACCCCGTTTATGGGCGATACTAAACTCGCCGCGCATTTTTGGATCGCGGCGCACATCGCGTCATACGTGCACGAGTGCCGACTCAGCGCATACGCGCATGAGGCGTACTTAGAGATGATAGATGCCCGCCGCGACTGGTAATAACAAGGAGGATAAAAAATGGAAAACACTCAAGTAGTAGTACAAAACGTAAGACTGTCGTATGTACATCTGTTAAAACCGTACAGCAACGACCCTAAGATGGATCCCAAATACAGCACAACCATTTTACTGCCCAAATCGGACACGGCTACAAAAGCCGCTATCGACCAAGCTATCGCCGCCGCCATCCGCAACGGCACCGAGAACAAATGGAACGGCGCCGCACCGCAGCGAGTACCTACTCCGGTATGGGACGGCGACGGCGTAACGGCCAACGGCAATGCTTTTGGACCCGAGTGCAAAGGCCATTGGGTATTTACCGCGTCTAGTGCGGCAGATAGGCCCGTAGACGTGGTGGATGCCAATGTCAACCCGATTTTAAAGCCGACGGACATTTACAGCGGCATTTATGCCAACGTATCCATTAACTTTTTTGCTTACAACTACAACGGCAAAAAGGGTATCGGATGCGGCCTTGGCCCCGTGCAAAAGGTAGCCGACGGTGAGCCGTTAGGTGGACAAGCCCCGTCAGCTAAGTCCGTGTTTAGCCCCGTAGGGCAGCAGCCCGCGACGGGACAAATCAATCCGTTAACCGGGCAGCCGATGTAACAGCACCGCAGGAGGCCCCTCGATTTGAGGGGCCTTACTACATAAAGGAGGACTATTATGCGACACTTATCAGTCGACATCGAGACTTACAGTGACGTTGACATCGGCAAATGCGGCCTATTTAAATATGCCGAGTCACCGATATTTGAGCTGCTCCTATTTGCCTACGCATACGACTTTGGCGACGTTCATATCGTAGACGTCGCGCAAGGAGAGCAGATCCCGCAGGACGTACTGACGGACTTACAAAACCCGGACGTCGTTAAGCACGCATACAACGCAGCATTTGAGATCACCTGCCTTAACCGCGTAGGCGTTACGACGCCGCCGGAGCAGTGGCGCTGCACGATGCTGCACGGGCTGTATTTAGGCTACCCTGCAGGGCTGGCCGCGCTGGGCAAAGCATTAGGGCTGCCGTCGGACAAGCGCAAGATGTCAGCGGGTACTGCGCTTATACGGTACTTTTGCGTGCCGTGCAAGCCGACTAAACGCAACGGCAGCCGTACGCGCAACCTGCCGCAGCATGACCCGGACAAGTGGCAATCGTTTAAGGCCTACAACGTCCGCGACGTCGTGACCGAGATGGAGGACTTTAAACGGTTGTCGGCCTACCCTGTGCCTGACTGGGTACAACAGGACTGGGTAATCGACTACCAGATCAACTCCCGCGGCATACAGATCGACAAGGAGCTTGTTAAGGGCGCGCTTGCTATCGACGCGGATCATAAATCGGCGCTGCTTAACCGCGCAGTCAACATAACAGGGCTGGTCAACCCTAATAGCCGCAACCAGCTGCTTGCGTGGCTTAACGACAACTCGGAGCTTGACATAGACAAACTGACTAAGGAGACCGTGGCAGAGAGCCTGCAGGTCGCAACGGGGCCCGCGGCCGAGGTGCTGCGGATACGTAAAGCGCTTGCAAAAAGCAGCGTATCAAAGTACGAGGCCATGGACAGGGCCGTTTGCGACGACGGTCGCATCCGCGGCGTACTGCAGTTTTACGGCGCCAACCGGACGGGCCGATGGGCCGGCAGACTGGTACAAGTGCAAAACCTGCCGCATGACGTACCGACGGCCATAGATACGGCTATACAACTCGCTAAGCACGGCGATATTAACGCGATGGAGCTGCTGTATGGCAACGTGTCGGATACGCTATCCCGGCTCATCCGCGCCGCGTTTGTTGCAAAAGACGGGTACACGTTATGCGTGTCGGACTTTTCCGCCATCGAGGCTCGCGTACTGTCGTGGCTGGCAGGGGAGCAGTGGCGTATGGACGTCTTTGCAAACGGCGGCGATATCTACTGTGCCTCGGCGTCCAGCATGTTTGGCGTCCCGGTCGTCAAGCATGGCGAAAACGGCCACCTGCGGCAAAAGGGCAAAGTCGCGGAGCTTGCCCTCGGCTACCAAGGCGGCCCGAACGCACTGATTGCCATGGGCGCGATCAAACAAGGGCTCGCGGAGGACGAGCTGCCCGACATCGTACAACGCTGGCGCAGTGCCAACCTGCGCATAAAGGATTACTGGTACGCCGTTGACGGCGCAGCAACAAGCGTTATGCAGGACGCCCGCCCGGTCGGCATTGACCACGGCATTATTTTTGCCCGTGAGTGTAACCTGCTGTACGGATACGACTATCTGACCATCCAGCTGCCTAGCGGCCGCAAGCTATACTACCCGCAGCCGTATCTAGCGGATAACCAATTCGGACGCCCCGCGATACATTACCGTACGCAGGTTGGCAGCAAGTGGGCTAACACGTCTACCTACGGCGGCAAACTGGTCGAAAATATCACACAAGCTGTTGCCCGGGACTGCCTAGCGCTCGCGGTCAAACGACTTACGGATGCGGGCTATGCCGTACTTATGCACATCCACGACGAGATAGTCATTGAGATTGCAGCTAAGGACCTACACGATGATGAGATCGACCATATCAACAAAATCATGTGCGAGTCGATCCCGTGGGCGCCTGGGCTGCTGTTAAGCGCAGCCGGTTTTGTTAATAAATATTACACAAAGGACTAATTTATATGCAAAACGACCGCAAGATAACCGTCAGCGTCGGCAGCAGCCGCAACAGCAAACAGTGGCAAGCCACATCGTTTATGTGGTCCGCGTTTATTACCAAGCTGCAAACGCCGCAACGGACGGGCGAGACGTACGAGGAGTACCTCAAACTGTCAAAAGCTCGGCAGGGGGAACTTAAGGACATCGGCGGCTTTGTCGGCGGGACGATCGACGGCCCGCGACGCAAGGCTGCTAACGTAACGGGACGAGACCTAGTTACTCTTGACCTCGACAATATCGCAAACGGCGAGACGGACAACGTCATCCGCCGTATCGACAGTCTGGGTATGGGCTACGCCGTGTACTCCACACGGTCTCACGCGCCGTACAGGCCTCGCCTGCGGGTAATCATCCCGCTAAGCGCGACCATAACGGCGGATGAGTACGAGCCCGTAGCACGCAAGCTGGCCAGCTACATCGGCATTGAGATGTGCGACCCGACGACATTCGAGCCGTCCCGGCTTATGTACTGGCCGGGCTGCAGCAAGGACAGCCAGTATGTGTTTAACTACGCCGACAAAGAGTTTGTCGACGCGCAGGCTATACTACAGCAGTATGAGGACTGGCATGACGTACGGACATGGCCGCAAGTGCCCGGCAAGGAGACACGGCCTAAAGAGCTGCTGGCCAAGCAGGCCGACCCGACCACAAAGCCGGGCGTCGTAGGGGCGTTTTGCCGCACGTACGACATCAAAAGCGCGATTGCGGCATTTATACCCAATGCGTATGAGGAGACCGACAAAGACGACCGCCTGACGTACACCGGCGGTACGACCGTAGCGGGGGCCGTGCTGTACGAGCACGACACATTTTTATACAGTCATCACGCGACCGACCCGTGCAGCGGGCAGCTCGTCAACGCGTTTGACCTCGTCCGGCTGCACAGGTTTAGCGACCAAGACGCAAACGTCAAAGACGGCACGCCGCCTAATAAGCTGCCGTCTTATCAGGCGATGAAACACCTGGCCATGCAGGACCGGGACGTTATGACAGACCTTAACACAACCTCCGCAACGCGCGCGTCGGACGTATTTACGCCCATAGAGCAAGCGCCCGACGTCAACTGGATGCAAGCGGCAAAGCTGGAGTACGACCAAAATACCGGCAAACCGCGAAAGACGATGGACAACATCATCCGCATCCTCAACTGTGACCCGGAGCTGGCCGGCAAAATAGCCATAGACGACTTTTCTACCCGCGGGCTCGTACTGGGCAAGCTGCCCTGGTCGTCGGATGACCGTAAACGACTGTGGACGGACACGGACGACGCCGGGATATCGTGGTACCTCGAAAACAGGTACAGCATAACCGGACGGGATAAAATCCGCGACGCGCTCATGCTGGTATCGGACCAGCATAAAATCAACGAGGTCAAGGACTACCTGCTAAGCGTCAGCTGGGACGGCGTACCGCGCGTAGAGACGGCGCTGCATGACTACCTGGGCGCAGAGGACACGGAGTATATCCGTGCCGTTGCACGTAAGTTTTTCGCAGCCGCCGTGACCCGTGTCATGGATCCCGGCTGCAAGTACGATTACGTGCCGGTGTTTACCGGCCCCCAAGGTATCGGCAAGACCACATTTTTAAAAACGCTCGGCCGGGACTGGCACAGCGACAGCCTGCAATCATTTAAGGGCAAGGAGGCGGCGGAGCTGATACAGGGCATATGGATCAACGAAATCGGCGAGATGACGGGCTACACCAAGTCCGGCGACAACGAGATCAAACAGTTCTTAAGCCGCTGCTACGACGTGTACCGGCAGCCCTACGGCGTACATACCGGGCGATTTCCCCGCAAAGGCGTTTTTTGCGGGACGTGTAACGACCATGACTTTTTAAAGGACCCGACGGGCAATCGACGTTTTTGGCCGGTAGACGTAGGCGTTGTGTCGCATGATCTCAACGTCTGGGACGACCTGCCGACCAATCTGGACCAGCTATGGGCCGAAGCGGTGCACTTATGGCACCAATGCGAGCCGCTGTTTTTTGACGACCCGCGAATTGAGGCAATGGCGAAAGCCGAACAGGACAGACACCGCGTTGACAATGCCAAGGAGGGCCTTATTGTCGAGTTTCTGGCAAAGCCCGTGCCCGTGGGCTACGACAGCATGTCGCTGGCGACCAGGCGAATGTATTGGAATAACGGCGTCACCAACGCAGGCGAGACGGTGCCGCGAGAAAAGGTATGCGCGCTGGAGATATGGTGCGAGTGCCTCGGCGGTGAGATAAAAGGGCTGCGGCGTAGTGATGCAACGGAGATCAACCAAATCATGATGGGGCTGCCGGGCTGGTCGCGAAATAAATCCCGGCGCCGGTATGGGTACTGCGGGACGCAGCGAGGTTTTGAATTGAATAAAAATGTATAATTGTGATTAATTATAAGCGTGTTAGGTGTGAACATTCGTGAACATAAAAGTGAATTTTAAGTTCGCTAGGTAAAGTTTTAAGCGGGAGCTGAAAGATTTTAAGAACTTTTGGTTATGGGAAACGTGAACAATATCGGGAGAATGTTCACGCCCAATGTTCACGGCTTAACCCGCATGGTTATCAGTAATAAGTAGTACTGTGAACAATGTGAACATTCTCTACTATAAAAGGTAAAAAGTAAGGATTAAAGGCTATGTATTATGCGTTGCGCGTATAGGCGCCCGTATACGCCTTACATTCGTACCCTTTTACGTATGTATGTTCACGGCTGGAATTGAGAAAGATTTTGATAACAGGGAAAATATGCAAAGGGAGGCAAAAAATGGTAGAACGCGAACGGGACGTTGAGAAGACGTTAAAACGGGAAGTGAAAAATCTGGGCGGCATGACCTATAAATTCGTGTCGCCCGGTAATGACGGGGTGCCTGACCGAATCATCATATGGCCTGATGGGCACGTCGGATTTGTCGAACTTAAAACGACGACCGGTACGCTAAGCCCGATCCAGCAGGTACAGATCGACCGGTTGCGAGGCGTGGGCTGCGACGTGGCCGTCGTGTACGGCAAGGCAGGTGTGTACTCGTACCTGCAGGGCCGACTACACCATGCGAGTTTTGTTAACACGGGGGACGAGGTATGAGGTTTGTACCGCACCCATACCAGCAGTACTGCATTGATCAGGTGCTGCAAAAGCCCGCGCTGGGGCTGTTTCTCGACATGGGATTGGGCAAAAGTGCTATATCCCTGATGGCCGTTAACGAGCTTAAGTACGGGCGGTTTGCCGTGCAAAAGGTCCTTGTCATTGCCCCGAAAAAAGTGGCCGAGGCAACGTGGCAGCGGGAGATTGCAAAATGGGACAACGTTAAGCACTTACGCGTATCCGCCGTATTGGGCAGCCAGGCAAAACGGATACGGGCGCTAAATACGCCGGCGGACCTGTACATCATCAACCGCGAAAACGTCGTATGGCTGGTGGACTATTACCAAAATGCGTGGCCGTTTGACATGGTGATCGTCGACGAGTTTAGCAGCTTTAAGAGCCATTCGGCCAAACGGTTTAAAGCATTGGCCGCCATCCGCGGTCACATCAAGCGCTTTATCGGGCTGACCGGGACGCCCAGTCCTAACGGATTGGGTGACCTGTGGAGCCAGGTCTACTTACTGGACCAGGGCGAGCGGCTGGGTAAGTATTACACCCACTTTCGCGAGCGGTACTTTGAGCCCGGCAAGCGCGACCGCTACGTCGTGTACAGCTACGACCCTAAAGACGGGGCGGAGCAGGACATTTTAGACAAGATATCCGACATCTGCATCAGCATGCGGTCGTCCGACTACCTGCAGCTGCCGCAAATCGTGTACGACGAGGTGCCCGTTGCGCTGAGTGCTAAAGCGCAAAAGGCGTACGACGAGTTGGAGCGCAGAATGGTATTGGCCCTGCCGGACGGTGTAATCGACGTAACCAGCGCGGCGGCGCTGTCCAACAAGCTGCAGCAGCTGGCTAACGGCGCCATCTACGACGAGGACCACAACGTCCGGGAGATACACGACTGCAAGATTGAGGCGTTTATGGAGTTGGTCGAGCAGCTAAACGGTGCGCATGCGATTGTGTTCTATAATTTCGTATTTGACCGTCTGAGGCTTTTAAAAGCATTGGAGGGTATACAAAACGAGTAAAGGTTTTCGAGGGCGTACAGGACGAAATAGAGTGGAATTTGGGCAAAATAGATATCCTGCTTGCCCACCCTGCGAGCACTGCCTACGGATTAAACCTCCAGGAGGGAGGTCACCACGTTATCTGGTTTGGACTTAACTGGTCCCTTGAGTTGTACCAGCAGGCCAACAAGCGTCTGCACCGGCAAGGGCAGACTAAGCCCGTTATTGTCCACCACCTGATCAGCGTCGGGACACGCGACGAGGACCTAGCGGACGCACTAGAGCGCAAGGATAGATCACAGGAGTGGGTGCTGCAGAGTTTAAAAGCACGCATTGACAAGTACAAAGGAGGAGCAAGATGACAGTAAACGACAAGTTAATCCAGTTGGTGGCAAAGTGGTATTGCGATACGGATACGAGGCTATTGGTTGCAGAGGATGACAGATATTTTTACGCCGCGCAGGCAGGGATGGCGGTACGAGTAGGACCGCATCCGTTTTCGGCGCGGGTCATCAGTTTACGTGATAACGTAGGCGCGCCCGATACTACGCAAACAAGCGTTAAGCAATTATTTGAGGTGGACATGTCGGGGCTTAAGCCGTTGCTGGACTTGGAGGAGACGCGCAAGTTTAACGGACTTACAGGCTGCAAGTTTTCGATCGGCGACGTAACGATATATCCGGTGTACGTGTACCAAGCCTACATAAAAGCGGTTACAGCGGGCGCGGGTAGTGTGGCGCTGTACGGCAAGGTGGATGATGACGCGGTAAGTCGCGTGTACGTTACGAGGTTTGGGTCGGACGAGGTGTGCGCGGTAATTGAGCCGTTGCGTAAGAGGGTATGATAATGACGGCTAAGGAGTATTTGCAAGGGCTGCGCCAGGCGCGTATGCGGCTGCGGGGCATGGAGCTTGCGCTTGACCGGCTGCGCCGCGACTTATACAGCTTGCAGGCGACGGACTACAGTAGGGACAAGGTGCACGGCGGCGAGGTTACCGGTATGTCGGATAAGGTAGCCCGGATGGTTGACCTGTACGGCGAACTTAGCATCGAGTGGGACGAGTTTATCCGGTGCTGGGCGGATGCGCACCGCCTCATTAGGCAAGTGCCTGATGACAAGCAGCAGCTTGTGCTTACCGAGCGGTACATTAACGGCGCGAGTTGGGATGATATCGCCGTCCGAACGGGGTATTCGTTCGGGGGGCTTATGAAACTCCATCGCAAAGCTTTGCAAAATTTTAAAACTGGGCACACACGGGCACATACTTGACGTGGTATAATGCAGTTGTGAAAATTGCGAACAGCGGTCGTCAAGTTATCGGGCGGCCGCTTTTCTATGCGCCGAATCGGGAGGATTACCATATTTGCCGACAACAATTAAATGCGAACTGAGGCTCTGCTTAAATAACTCAAAAGGCCTGTGTAAGGCCAACGGCATACGGATCGGGCGGAAAGGCCGATGTAAAGATTACATAACCGTCCGGCAGTGTATGCCGACCTCCCGATTCGGCGGAAAGGAGGCCCGACATCTCCATGTTAACTAAACTATGCCCGCGTTGCGGTAAGAGATACCCGGCGACCGGCGCGTGTAGCTGCCGCGGTAACCGGCACAAGGATTACGACAAGTATCATCGCAGCAAACTGGGCAGGTTGGTATATCACAGCCGCTACTGGGCGGCCGTAGCAAAAGCGGTGCGGCAGCGCGCGGCAGGGCTTGACGAGTACGCGTTTGCGGTTGACCGCAAAATCACGATGGGTTATGTGGTACATCACATTGTGCCGCTGGCCGAGGCGCCGGAGCGTGCGTATGATCTGGGCAACTTGATTTACGTCAGCACCAGGACACACGCGATGATACATCAGGAGTACGACAAATCGCCGGAGGATAAGCGTGCCATGCAAATGACGTTGTTTGATATCAGGGGGCCGGGTCAAAAAAGTTTCGAGGTCTAAAACCTAGACCGCGTGGGGGCTCTTCTTTCGAGAAATTGCCAAAAATGAGGATGAGAATAAACCTAGGAGGTGCATAATATGGCGGGAAGACCGCGTAAAGTTGTTGACATCAGCACGGGTAAAATCGGTAAAGCAAAGCGCGCCGCTCGGGCTGAGAACGAGAGAAAGTTAAAACTGGCTAGAGACCAGCTGCAGCCGCCCGCATGGCTGGATGATGACGCCGCCGCGGAGTTTAACCGGGTTGTAGCTGAGGCCGGCGAGATTGACATCTTGGACAATTTGGATTTGGGCGCGCTTGCGATTTATGCCAACGCGTGGAGCCGGTACGTCAAGGTCAGCATGCGAATCAAAGAAACCGGAGAGTTGGGCACGCGAACGAGTAAGTATGAGACATACGAGACGGTGCATCCGCTACTCGGCGCGCAGGAAAAATATGTCAAGCAGATTATGCAGTGCTCAACGAAGTTAGGCTTGTCCACAACGGACAGGCTGAAGCTTGTCGTCCCGGTCAAAGAGTCCAAAGAAGTCAACAAATACGTCAAGTACCTAAACGAGTAAATGACTAAGCAGGACCGTACAACCGCGTATGCTAGGTTGGTCTGCTCCGGTAAGCGGCTGGTTGGGCACAGCGAGTACTTGGCATGTAAGCGGCATTTGGATGATCTTGCGCGTAAGGATTTTGAGTACACGTTTGATGTTAAAACGGCGGAACGACATATCAGTCTTGCTAACGAGCTGACCATTGCCGAGGGCGGCAGCCCTAAACCGCTGCGTACGCGAGGCTTTCAGGATTTTATCATCGGCAACCTGTTCGGTTGGCGGCGCAAGCGCAGTAAAGAGCGCCGTTACCGCGAAGCGTACATCCAGATGGGCCGGCAGAACGGGAAGTCCTTTATCGCGGGTGAGCTGTGTAACGACTTTGCGACGTTTGGCGGGTATCAGTACGGGCGCGTGTTTTGTACGGCTACGAAGCAGGACCAGGCTAACATCGTGTGGGACGAGGTGGCGAAATTTATCCGGTCCGATCCGGACTTGGACGAGCTGTACCACATCCGCGAATCGGTCCATACGATTACCAGTAAAGTTACCGCAACGGTGATTAAAGCCGTCGGGCGCGACACCAAATCCGCGGACGGTTTTAGAAGCATACTGTCCATCGTGGACGAGTATCACGCACACCCGACGGACCAGATGTACAAGCTTATGCTGGACGGGCAGATAACCGTTGATAGCGCATTAACGCTAGCCATCACGACGGCGGGCTTTAATCTTAATAGCCCATGCTATGCGCAGTACTGTTTTGCAAAAAATGTACTGGCCAGAACCGTGCCGAAAGAGTCGCTCTTTGTATATATCGCCGAGTTGGACGAGGAGGACGACATATGGGATCCTAAAAACTGGGCCAAGGCTAACCCGCTCAACTTGTGGATAGACGACACGACGGTTAATGATAGCATGGTGGCGCGCATGGCCGAAAAAGCCATCGACGCGCAGGAAAAACAGGGTGATGACCTCGTCAATTTTTTGACAAAGTCGCTCAATCAATGGGTTAAGTACGCCGGCGGTCCGCTGGTCAACTTGGATCATTGGAAAGCGTGCGCAAGCGATCTGACGATCGCCGATATGGCCGGACGGAAGTGTTACCTCGGGTTTGACCTCAGCTCCGGCGGTGACCTTACGTCCATTGCGTTACTGTTTCCGCTCGATGGCGATCGGCTGTATCTTTACAGCCACTCTTTTATGCCGCAGCTGCGGCTGGAGGAACACGAGCGGACGGACAAGGCGCCGTATCGGTCGTGGGTTAATCAAGGGTTGCTTACATTGACAAGCGGTATGTACGGCATAAAGACAGACTACAAGTACATCATCGAGCACTTGCGCGGGCTTATCGACAAGTACGACTTGGAGCTTATCGGCTGTGGTTATGACAACCACAACGCCAGCGCGTTTTTGTCTGACCTCGGGGATCTGCTTGCCTGTGACTTGACGGAGGTTAAGCAGTCGGCCCGTGCGCTTAATGACTGTACGGTTGACTTTCAGCTGTCCGTAAAAGCCGGGCAGGTGCTGTATGACCGTCGCAATTTGCTGCTGACGTGGTCGGTCGTCAACGCCATCCTTGATAAAAACAGTTTTGGCGAGATCAAGGTTGATAAAAAGACGCAAACGGATCGAATTGACCCGGTCGACTGCGTCCTTGACGCGTGGAGTATTTATTGGTCTGATAAAAATCAAGGCGGCGTCAGCATGGAGGACGCGGACGCCATTTACAGAACGATCCTCGGTAAAGGAGGTGAGACGAAGCAACATGAGCCTAGTCAGTAAAATTAAAAGCGCGTTTACAAACGACGCGAAAGCGGGCGGGATGTCCTTAGCAGACATCAACGCCTTTTTTAATGCACAAACACTGGCGCAGTACGGATCGGACATATCGGAGATCACGTATTTTACTTGCCTCAAAAAACTATCGGAGTCCCTCGGCAAGATGCCAGTTAACCTGGTAGACCGCAATAAAAAGCTCATCTCCGGGCACGAGTCGCTGTGGCCGCTGCAGGTGCAGCCGAATCCGACGCAAACACCTACACAGTTTTGGACGACGCTCGAGCTCTGCCGTAACCATTACGGTAACGGGTTTGCGTATATTAACCGGCAGCGCGATGGTACGCTTGAGGGTTTATACGTGCTCAATCCCGGGCAGGTTACGGTGTGGGTTAATAACACGGGCGAGTTTACGGATAGGCGGTTTTATTACCAGTATCTCGACGTACGTACGGGCAAGACGTATTGGATTGACCCTGAAAACATGCTGCACGTTAAGAGCTGGATGACCGACCGTACGGGACTTGTCGGCAAGAGCACGCGGGAGATCCTCGCAACGTACTTACAAGGCAATAAAGCTAGCCAGCACTTTTTAAACGACTTGTACAAAAACGGGCTGATGGCCAACGTCGTCATTAAGTACACCGGAGATCTGAGCACGCAGACGCGGCGGCAAATCGCCGAAGAGGCTAAGTTTTTAGCCGGACCGACCACGGACCGAATTTTGCCGGTGCCGCCGTCGTGGGACGTGCAGCCGCTTGACCTTAAGCTGACAGACGCGCAGTTTTTTGAGATGAAAAAATTTAGCAGTCTGCAGGTCGCGGCCGCGTTTGGCATTATGCCAAACCACCTTAACGATTATGAAAAGTCGAGCTACGCAAACAGCTCGATGCAAAATCTGACGTTTTATGTTGATACCCTGCTGTACAACCTGACGCTATACGAGCAGGAGCTGCGGCGTCGGCTGCTTACACGGTCACAGATTATGCAAGGGTACCAGTACCAGTTTGATGTATCGGTTATCCTGCGCGGCGATCCCGTGCAGCAGAGTCAGGTCATCAGTAATCTTGTGCAGGGTACGGTGTACCAAATCAATGAGGCACGTAATGCGGCAGGGCTGCCGCCGATTGAAAACGGAGATACCAGCCTTGTGGCCAGCGGGTATCAGACGCTGGACGCCTTGATTACGGCCCCGAAAGGAGGTGAGGGGGATGGGAAACAAACTCAAGTGCCTGCAGATCCGTAACGAGACGGACAAGCATGCCGATGTATATATCCACGGCGATGTTATCGACGACACATGGAAAGGGTGGCTGTCCGATAGCGACGGTAAAACGATGGCGGGCTATGTGCTGCCGACCGACGTTAAGGCGCAGCTGGACGCGCTGGCCGGCAAAGACCTAACGATCTACGTTAACAGCGATGGCGGGTTGGTGCCTGCCGGGATTGCGATTGCCAACATGATCGCCCGCCACGACGGTCATACGGTCGGCATTATAGACGGCTGGGCGGCATCTATCGCAAGCGTTATCTTTATGGCCTGCGACGAGCTGCGTATGCCTAGCAATACGTTTTTGATGGTGCATAAGCCGAGCGCCGGAGTGTTGGGCAGTGCGCCGGACATGCGGCGCGTGGCGGACGCATTGGACACGATACAAGCCGGTATCGAAAAAACGTATCAGGAGTGCTCCCGTGAGGGCGTGACGGCCGACGCTATCCATGCCGACGTAGAGGCGGAGACGTGGTATACGGCGGAGCAGGCCGCAGAAAAGTATCAGATTACAGTTATTGAGCCGCAAGCTCAGATGGTGGCCTACAGTAAGGGTATCGATTTTAAGCACATGCCGGACGCCGTGCGCGATATGAAGACGGCACCGGATGAGCCGAAGAACGAGCTTGCGCGTAAGAAAGCTTATATTTTAGAGGCATTAGCCAAAGGAGGACTTGTCGAATGAAAAAATCGGATGAATTAAAGCAGTTTATTACGAAGCAGCGCGCTAAGGTAGAGGACCTGCAGCGCGAGGAGCGTTTTGACGACGCAGAAGCGGAAGCAAAGCTGCTGAATGACGCGGTGCGCGACTACAACGTGGCGCTTGCGCTCGAAAGTGCGCAGTTTGAGGACTTTACGGCGGGTGGTGCAAAGCCGGTTAACAAAACATCGGACCGGGATGAAGCGAAGCTCCGTCGTCGGGCGTTTAACCGCTTAGTGCTGGCCGATGTGGTTAATTTTAAAGATCCCAGTGATCAGGAAAAAGCTATCATGGAGGATTTTGCCGCGCTTGAAGTGATGAACGCTGCGGGAACGCCTGGCCAGGTAGGCGCAACACCGGCAAAAGGCGGGTATCTTATTCCGACGGAACAGTTTAATCAGATCGTTGAGTTTAGGCGCTCGTACCAGGAACTCAAACAGTACTGCACGGTACGGGCTGCAGGCTCGCGCAAAGGCACACAGCCGACGATCGGACACGAAGACGGCGAATTAACGGCATTTGAAGAGCTTAATGAAATCCACCAGAGCGATATTGACTTTGGTCAGATTGCATACGACTGCAAAGACTACGGCGACATTATCCCGGTTGCGCGTCAGCTCCTGCAGGATATCGACGTTGACCTGATGGGTATTATCGGGCAGCGGTTTGCTCGCAAAGCAATTAATACCGAAAATAAAAAAATCCTTGATGTCGTTAATGGTCTGACGAAAAAGGATCTTACGGACTACATGGGTATTAAGACCGTACTTAACACGGGGCTTGACCCGGAAATCTCTGCTAACGCGACGATCTTTACCAACCAGTCCGGTTTTGATTACTTAGATCATCTTGTCGACGCGCAGAAACGGCCCTTGCTTACGGCGTCCTTGACGGACCCTGCAGCTCGGTTGTTTAGCGGCCGCCCGGTCGTCGTGTTAAAGAATACGTTGCTGCCCACAGTAACTAAAAAGCTGCCCTTTGTCATCGGCTCCATGGCCGATCTCGTGTATTTTTGGGATCATGTCGGTGTAGAGGTTGCCGTATCCGATCAGGCCGGCTTTACGAAAAATGCCGTACTTGTCCGTGCAATTGAACGCTTCGACGTAACCAAAGTAGACGGCGACGCTATGGTCTTTGGCCAGATTACGACGGCGTAAGCGGTCATGGTAACTTTGGCCGAGGCAAAGCAGTATTTGCGGGTAGATCAGTCCGACGAGGACGGGCTGGTCCAAAAGCTGCTTGATACTGCCGAGTCGTACATTAAGGGCGCCGTGGATGACTACGACACACGAAAGGCTAATCCGGATTTTGTGCGCCGTGCAGATGTAGCGGTGCTGGCCATCGTTACAGAGCTGTACGAAAATCGTGGCGTCGGTTTGCAGCACGATTACAGTTATGCCGTCCGGACGCTGATATCGCAGCTGCAGTACGTAAAGTAGGTGGTTGATATGCGGACGACGGTGACGTCCGGAGAGCTGCAACACCGGGTGGCGCTGTATAAGCCGGTGTATCGGGATGACGGACAGGGCGGTAAGCAGTCGCTGCCGCCCGAGCTCGTTGGTAACGTGTGGGCTAAAATCCTCAAGCCCCGCTTTTGGGCGGGGCAGACAGGCGCTGGCCCGGGAACGGCTATCACGCAGGGGATTGTAATCCGCATCCGCGATGACATTACGTATGACTGGACGGTCGTATATCGCGGGCAAAAGTACAAAATCCTGCACCTTGATTACAGCGCACCGGATATGATTACGCTTACGTGCCAGGCGGTGGTCGCCCATGGCTAAATTTATTGTTAAGGCGGATCTCAGCGCAAAGACGTTTAAAGCGCTTGCCGACATACATCAGTACGGCGAGGCGACACAGCAGGAGCTGCGCCGTGTTGTACGTGATAAGACGCAAGAGGTCTACGAGACCGCCGTACATAACGCACCGTATCGTATGGGTAAGCTCCGGGCATCCATACGGATGGACGTTAAGGGCGCGATGGGGACGGTGTATACCAACTACCCGATAGCTCACCTCATCGAGTACGGGGCTAAGGGAGCGGTTGTTATCCCGGTCCGTCGCAAGGCGCTACACCCGGGCGCTGACGGGTGGTTTATGGCTAAAGCTGTTATCCCGTATCGGGCGGCCAAGCCGTTTTTAAAACCGGCTATGGATAAGGTGCGACCGTCGATTGAGTCGGCCATCAAGGAGGCGATTACAAAACATGCTAAGACGTAGGATACCGTTTAACGCCGTACAGCAGGCAATGTATGCACTCCTGAGCCAAGGGCAGACCATACCGGTTTACGACCGCATCCCGACCGGCGAGGAGCCTATGCCGTACATATGGCTGGGTACGTTTTACGGCACGCCGGAAGTAAGTAATAAGGCGGTGTCCATGCACCGTATCAGTCAACAGCTCGACATATGGAGCGACGAGCAGGGTAAAAAAGAGGTCAACGGTATCATGGATGATGTTGCCTACCTGCTCACAACATATGCGCTGCCTCTTGTCGGGTATCGCCAGATCGACGGCGCGGACATTACGCAATACCGCGCGTTGGCTGAGCGGTACGCCGACAACACGGGGGCGTACCATGGGATATTAATTGTAGAGTACACCATTGAGGAGGAGTAAAACATGGCATTAACAGAGGCCCAAATTAAGGCATTACCCGTCATGCCTAAGGACACAAAGGCGGTTGCGGGTAAAGATACGCTGATGTATATCGCGTTGTCGCAAGATCCGCTTACGTGGCTTTTGCTCGGCGGGCAGAAAAACTCGCCCGTCAGTCTAAAGGCCGGATCGTTGGACGGATCGGATAAGACATCTGGCGGATGGTCCAAAAACATTGCCGGCATGAAGTCGTGGTCGATTGAGTACGATGGCTTGTTTGTGCTCAATGATACGGCGCTTGACGTTGTCCGGCACCAGTTTAGAGAGGGCCAGCCGATTTATGCTCGCATTGAGTACCCGGATGGCTCTTACATGCAGGGCTGGGCAGCGATTACCGAGTTTTCGGACTCTAACGCCAGCGACGCGATCCACACGCTCAAGATTAGCCTTACCGGTTACGGTGCGATTTCGGACTTTATCACTCCTGCGGTAGCGGCTATTGCGACGCCGTCGGCGACCATGCCGGCTGCTACGCCTGCCGATCAGGTCGTTGATGTAACACCGACGGATGTTACTATCCGCGGCATTACGGACGACGGTACAGGCCGGCAGTTGGTATTTGGTACGGATTACACATTTGCCGCGGGCAAGCTCACCCTTAAAAAAGAGTACCTTAAGGCACTCACTAAGGGCGTACATACGCTGTCCGTTAAGTTTGCGGCAAGTACGATACCCGTTAAGGTAACAATCAGCTAAGGAGTAAGGCATGAAAAAAGTACACACGCTGACAATCGGCAGCAAAAAGTATGAGTTGTATTTTAACCTGATTGACCTGCGCCGCATCGAGCGCGAGATTGGCAAGTCGTTGATATCCGTCGTAATGGCGGGCCCTGCAGCGGACGAGCGTGCTGACATTGACTTTTTGGTCGCTGTCTTGCGCTACGGTCTGCACGACACGGATAAGTACCGCACGGACGATGAGATTTACGACCTTATTGACGAGTTTTGTTATGACGGCAACCTCGATTTACTGGGGGCAACGCTTATGACGGCGTTGGTAGAGACCGGTTTTTTTATCCCGCGCAGCGTGATGACGAAGGCGCAGGCGGAACAGCCGTCCAAAGCGTAGAGGACTGGATACGGGTCGTCGAGCCTATCGCTTACGGCCCGTTAGGTCTTACCCCCGACCAGCTGGACGCGCTCCAGGTGTGGGAGTTTTACGCGCTGTTTAACGGGTATCAGCGCCGCATCCGCCTGTCGGATATGCGTACGTCGTATTATCTGACATGGCACGTGATGATGCAGGCCGATCCTAAGTCATTTGACTTTAACCGCGTTTATAACGAGATTTACGACGGATTACATCCTGAAACCGCCAATCGTACGGCGGAGGAAAAACAGGAGTTTTTGGACACGTTTAACTTATAGAGAGGGCAGACATGGCAACAGTAGCAGATTTACAAGTTAAGATCGGCGCTGACGGCAGCGGCTTAACAAAAGAGCTGACTAAGACGCAGGAGGCCGTGCAAAAGGCCTTTTCGGTCAGTCCGATTAACTCGTTTTCTTCCGCCGTCGACGGAGCGGCGGGCAAAGTCGGTACGCTGACGGGCAGTTTTACCCGTATGGCCGCCGTTGCGGCAGGCGGGTTTGGCCTTAAGTCGATTATACAGGACGCCGTGGAGGCGGGCGACGCGGTCTATAACTTGACGCAGCAGTACCGGATATCGTCATCTGAGGCGGTAGAGATGAGTCGTGTACTCCGTATGACCGGGGGCGACGCCGATACGGCAGCCCGTATGATCATGCGTATGGATAAGACCATCGCGAGTAACTCCGACGCTGCGCGAAAAGCAAAAGCAACGCTTGTAGCGTATGGAGTAACGGTAACCGACTCGACAGGTAAGCTGCTGCCTCTTAACCAGCAGCTCGAGAACCTCGCCAAGGGCTATCGTAAGGCACTTGAGGACGGCGAGGGGCAAGCATTTGTAATGAATACTCTCGGCAACCGTGGGGCGGCTCTCGCAAAAGTCTTGCTCAACTATGCCGAGGCGAAAGAAAAGGCAGCATCCGTAGAGGGTATCGGGCTAAGTCCTGCGGAAATGCACGAGGCGGCTATGCAGCTTAAAGTAGTAGAGCTGCAGCTCGGGCAACTAAAACTTGCGTCCGGCGCTGCGCTCGCGCCGCTTACAACTGAGTTATTATCCGGTGTCTTGCCGCAGCTCAGCAGCACGGCGCACTGGATCAAAGAGAATAAAAAGGAAATCAGCGAGTACGCAACGATGGTAATGAGACTTGCCGTTGCGTACGAGGGCGTTAAACTGGCAAGGTCAGGGTTAACGCGTATACAGAGCGCATGGGCGGCAACAGCAGCTGCGCCCGCGCCAACCGCTGCCGTTGAGTCAGACCTAACTAAAGGGCAGCAACAGCAGATTAACAAGACGATTGCCGCGAACAATCGTCGGTATGAGCAGCAGCGCCGCGAAGCAATTAAAACGGCGCAGCAAGAAAAGATGTCCGCGCAAGAGACGCAGGCGTTTTTAACACAAAAGTTTACCCAAATCGGCGTCGAGGCGGCAAGGTCGGCGGAAGCTATCCGCACCAACATGACCGCGGCATTTCGCGCCGCAAGTGCGGAGGCGGAACGGAGCGCGGTTATCATTAACGGTGCCGTTAACGGCACAAGTGGTGCCAGCGCCGCCGGTGCGGCTAAAATCGCCAGCAACGAGCGAGTTATTGCCAGCAATATAGAGGTTGCCAACTCCGAGCTTGCAACGGGCAAAGCTGCCGTGTCGGCGGCAGAGCTCAAGCGTGGCGCGGGTGTGACGGCGGTAACGAGTAACGAGGCTGTTATTGTCAGCAATCGCGAGGTTGCGGCCAGCACAACGCTTACTGGTACTGCTGCCGTAAAATCCAGTGCCGATACGGTTGCTGCCGGCGCGCGTGTGCGTACAGGACTGACGGAGACCAGTAAGGCCGCGGGCCTGCTCAGCGCCGCGCATACTAAAGTCGGTACGGCAGCAACTAAAGCGTCGGCAGTGGCGTCCAGTGCGATGTCAACGATGGGCAGTAGTATCTCACGGGTAACCGGCTTGGTGTCCGCCCTTATCGGCGGCTGGCTTGGTGTTGCCGCTGCGGCCGCTTATGCTGGGTACTGGATGTACAGCACTAATAAGCAAGCCGAGGAGTACAAAAAAGAGCACGTCTACTACAGCAACGGGACGGCGTATACAGTCGACCCGGACGGTAATGTAGCGTATCGCGATCAAAAAGTGGATTACTCCAACGCGTGGGCGCCAAGCCCGCAAATGCGGTACGTGCAGCCGACGGACGCGGAGAAAGAGGACGTCCTTAAAATGCACCGTACGGCGATGGATATCCGCGCTAACAGCGACGAGATACAAGCCGGACGTAAAGCCCGCGAGGCGATGGTTGAGGGCCAGTCTGAGCTCCGTAAGATGTATGCGGAGATGGGCCTCGACGAAAACGACAACGCAATCAAAGACAAGAAAGAAAAAAAGGACGACTCGCTAGCCGCGCAATTTGTTGAGGCGTTGGTAGCAGCGGGGTATGACCGTAATTTTGCGCTCGGATACGGTGGCAACACGATGATGGAGTCCGGCGGTAACACCGAGGACATCAACCCGCAAGCTGAAAACGGTATCGGTGCATACGGTATAGCGCAGTGGCTTGACCGCCGCGACGCGCTGGAAGCGTTTGCGGTCGCGAATAACTCCGACCCGAGTGCTTTTGCGACGCAGGTTGCGTATGCTATACACGAGCTGCAGACGACCGAGTTTGGTAATTATCAACAGGTCATGGCAGACGCCGCCGCGTCCGGTGACTTTTCCCCGGGCAATTACGCCCGACTGATTGATAAGTATATCGAGAGATCAGAGGGCACAGAGGATATCCGCAGTCAAAAAGCGGCTAACGCCGAGTCGCTGGCGGCCAACATGTCCGGACAGTTTGACAATAAAAGCATGGCGTCTAAAATCCTTGAGCGACAAAAAGCTATTGACGCCGCCAAAAAGGATTTGGCCGACCTCGAGGCGGATTTAAAATCATCCCTTATGGCCGACGACGGCTCCGTTTTTGAGATGGGTATGGCCAAAGTCGACGCGGAGGTCAAAAAAAGGCAGGCGCAGATAGACGCCATCAAAAAAGTAAGTGCCAACATCGACACTGCTAATGCGGAGAGTCTGCTGGGGCAGTACAAAGAGGCGGAGACCAAAAAGGTTTTTGACAACTGGCGTAAAAACTGGGCGCAGTTAAAAGTCGATACCGCCAAGGTTAATGCGGAGGTACTCGGCAGTTATCGGGCATTGGCCGACGCCGAGTACGAGCACCAGATAATGCTGCTGGGCTCTGAAAAAAAAGAACGGCTTAAGGCGGTACAGCAGAGCACGGACGACGTGCAGGCGCTTGTTGCGGTCGAAGAGGAGTATACGGCAAAAGTCAAAAAGCTGCAGCAAGAGCGTAACGACGCTATCCGTAACAGCTACAAGCAGGAGCTGCAGTACGCGGTCGAGCGGCATGACTTGGCCCGGGCAAAAAGCCTGCTGGGCAGCAGCAGGCGGACGGATTATGAGAACTGGGAGACGCAGACAAAGGCCGCACAGACGTACGTTAACTTAGTACAGCAGGCAGGTATCAGCTCTAAAGAGGCGATGACCAACCTCGCGCAGGACTTTTCAGGCGGCCTGTCTACGATGTTCTCGGAGCTCGGTACGGAGATCAACAGTACTGGCGACTTTGTAAAGAGTTTTGGCAAGCTGCTTATCAGCACCCTTGTTAAAATCATCGCGCAGGCCATTGCGGCAAAGACGGCGCTGGCCATCTTCGGCAACGCCCTTGGCGGCGGGATGAGTGGCGGCGGCATGTCGTTTGCTTCTTCCGGTATTCTTGGCTCCCGGTCTATCGGGCCGACGTCCGGATTTAGCGGGATTAGCAGCATGATTGGCGGCCAGTGGATGCCTAAAGTACATCCGTTTGCCAGCGGCGGCGTTATCACCGCACCCACACTCGGGCTGTTACGCGAGGGCTCGCACGACGAGGCTATCCTGCCGCTCAACTCGACGACATATCGCAACCTCGGCAGGTCTGTCAGCCAGTATGTGGACGGCGGCAAGGGTGCAACGCCCGTTATCCACGTCTACAATAACACCGGGCAGCAGGCTGAGGTTACGTCTGCCGGTTGGGATGACAAGACGGGCGACCTCGTCTACAACATTACGATTGATAAGTTGCTGAGCAACAAAAACGGCGCGCTAAGCGCGCTAAAGCAGCAGATGGGAGGGCGGTAATATGCCGTATGTGTTTCCCGCCGACAAGCTGCCGGAGCCTGTCGTGCCGTGCGCGACTAATGCCGGCGATACGTACAAAGAGACTATTACGGATAGTACGATAAGCTCTACGACGGACGCCAATTACAAAATAACGCGGCCGCGTACTACTCGAGTTATCCATAAGTGGGTATACACGTGGACGATGTTATCCGACGAGCAGTATGCGACGCTCAAGTCATTTTGGGAGTCCGTCCGGACGGCGGAGGCGTTTACGTTTGTCACGTACAGCGATAACAAACGGCGTACCGTCCGATTTACGGGCGACTTTACAGCCAAGCTGGATTATCCCGTGGGCTGGTATGTCAGCCTAACATTTGAGGAGGTATAAGCTATGTTACAGTGGCCGGCGGCCGCGATCATCGAAAAAAATAAGCTGGCCAGCGACGCGCCGTTTTTAGTGCTTGTGCGGCTGGTACATCCTAAGTTGACGGAGCCTATTTATCTCGTGCGCAATACCGAGGATGTCGAGTGGGTGGGGCACCTGTGGCAAGCGTACCCTATGAATTTTGGCGTTGACACGGTAGACAGCCAGCAAGAGCCGGGGCTTGATATTACGGTCAGCAACTGCGGCGGCATGCTGCAGTCATACGTGCAGCAGTATAACGGCTTTGGCGATGCCGAGGTCAGTATTTACGTCGTGCACTCCAGCTATTTAGACGACACGACGCCGCTGCAGGAGCTCGACTTTATGATCGCTGAGACAAAGTACGATGAGCAGTGGATTACGTTTAAGCTTGCCGCATCCCCGGAGATTGCAAACCGGTTCCCGGCGTCGACGTACGCCGCGCACTACTGCCCGTATAAGTTTAAATCCGTCCGCTGCGGGTATGCGGGTAGCGGCGCGCCGTGTAAAAATACGGCCGACTCGTGTCTTATCCCGACGCGTTTTGGCGGTGAGGAGGGTATGAATAGTGTTTAGGTACGATGATTTGGTCGGTGTGCCGTTTAAAGACGGTGGCCGCAGCAAAGAACAGGGGTTTGACTGCTGGGGGCTTGCGCTCGAGCTGTTTAAGCGGCAGGACATATGGCTTACCGACTACCAGTGCAGCTCCGAGGCGACCGCACAGGTGGCGAGTAATATGCTTAAAGCACGGCCGCAGTGGCGTAGGTTGGACGTGCCGATTATCGGATGCCTTGTCGTTATCCGCATGCTCGATGAGGGATGGGCTAATCATTGCGGCGTGTACGTTGGCAGCGGTAAGTTTATCCACGCGTACACGGATGATACGGGCGTTGTGATTGACCGGGTACGCCGTTGGGGCCCGCGGATTATCGGCTATTATTGGCCGACGGAGGACGCATATGCATGAGTTAGTACTAGTTGGGGTGCAGGTCGTTGAGATACCTAATCCCTTTGAGCCGCAAAAACAACATATCCGTAATCTGCCCGTAACCAACGGTACGATATATAGCTATATCGACGTAACGGGCAAGGATATCTTTTATAACGGTATCCTCGTGCAGCAGCCCAACGCGATATACCCGCAGGCGGGCGGGCAGCTCGTCGTGCTGCCGCACATGGGCAAGGGTTTAGGCAGCATCCTCGGCTGGGTAGCGTTTGCGGCCCTGTCCGTGTGGGCCGGCGGCTGGGTAGCAGGGCTCCACTGGGGCGGCACCTGGGGTATGATAGGCAAAGCCATTGTGTATGGCGCCGTTATGTACCTCGGCGGCAAGGTCATTAACAGTATATTCCATCTCAACCAGCCCAAAAAGGATCACAGCACGGACACGAGCTACGGCTGGAGTTTGCCGACGATACAGACGACTGAGGGGTCGCCTATTGGCGAGACGTACGGCGAGTGCATGCCGACGGTGCAGCTCCTGATGTCCCACGTGGAGACGACAAACAGCGAGGATCAGGACACTAACGTACAGTACCTTAACTTGCTGCTGTGCGGTGGATGGGGCCCGGTGGACAGTATTGAGGATATACGTATCGGCTACACACCGATTGCGCATTTTACTGACGTACAAATCGAGACGAGGCTAGGTACAAACGACCAGCTGCCGATATCGTTTTTTCCCGACACCGTGCTTGACCAAAATGTCGGGATGGAACTCAAACAAAATAAGCCCGTCGTACGGACGACAGAGACTAACAAAGCGCAGCGGCTAGATGTGACGGTAGAGTTTCCGTCGGGCCTATACCACATGAACGACGACGGCAATTACTCTAAATGTACGGCAAAGTACCGTATCGAGTATAAAAAGACGTCCGATACGGCCTGGAAAGTCGCAGGCGAGTACACACTATCTAAAGCGACCAACGCAGCCGTGCGTTGGACGTACACGGTCGCGGGTAACCTCGAAAAGGGGCAGTACGACGTACGTATTACGCCGACGAGCTTACCCAGCGGTACGCGTGACGTAGCGTATATGCAGTGGTCGCTGCTCAGCTCGTTTATTTATGACGGCGCCAAGACTCGCCCGGGCAAAGTGCTTGTCGGGGTACGCATAAAAGCGACTAACCAGTTGTCCGGCAGCCTGCCTAATATCAACTGGCGCCAGCGTCGGTTGCATGTGCAGGTGTTTAATCCTGATACGGGGTTGTACGAGGCTAAGAGCGCCCGCAACCCGATTTGGGCGGCATATGATATCCTGCACAACTGCAAGCAAATTAAAAACATCAACACAGGGCAGATGGAGTACGTCGTCGAGGGCAGCCCTGCTAAAAACTTTACTCAATACTATGACCAATGGGTCGAGGCGGCCGCATACGCGGACGAGCAGATATCGGACGGCTCCAGCGACGGTGGCACCGAGGCGCGGTTTGAGTTTGACGCGTTTTACAACGGCACGATTACGCGTTGGGAGGCGGCTAACAAAGCCGCGGCCGTCGGGCATGCCGTTATCATCCGGCACGGGACACAGTACGGCGTTACCGTCGACAAGCCCGGTAATATCTGCCAAGTGTTTGGTGAGGGGCAGACCGAATTATCATCCGTCACAGGGTCGTTTGCAGCACAGTCCGACCGGGCAAAAGCGGTCGAGATAACGTATAACGATACTGATAATGATTTTAAAAATACGTTGATGAAACTGTACAGCCCGACGTATGCGGCGGACTTGACCATACAGGACAACACCGCAAAAGTAACGCTGTTTGGTGTCAAGCGCCGCAGCCAGGCATATCGTGAGGGTCGCTACTATATGGCGACTAACGAGCGACAGCTGCAGACCATCCGCTTTAGCACGGACATTAACGGTATCGTGTGCCAGTACGGCGATATCATCGGTTTTAATCATGCCGTTGCGCAGATGGGGCTTGCGTCGGGGCGTATCGTATCGGTGTCGGGCAACAAAGTTACGCTCGACAAGCCGGTTACGCTTAAAGCGACTACGCCGTACGCATTGACAGTTGTGCTGTCTAAAAACGACCACATCATATCCAGGCAAGTTGTAGCTGTAGCAACGGACACAGTGACTGACACGCTCACCGTCGACCAAGGCTACGACGCCGCGGAGCTGCCGGCACAGTACGACCCGTACGCGTTTGGCCTACTTAATAAAGAGGTCAAACCGTTTAGGATCATCAAAACGGAGCGCGACGGGGATAACAAAGTGTCGATTACGGCTCTTGAGTACGACCCGGCGGTGTATGAGATTGACTACGATAAGTATCCCAACATCGACTACACCAAGCCGACCATTATCGAGGCGCCCGTAAATTTGGAGCTCACGGAGATGAGCTACAACACGACCGACGGCACGCAGACGCACATCGTGCACGCGACATGGAGCATGCCGACGGGGCAGCTGGCTGATAAGTTTTTGGTCTATTACTCGCTGGACGGTTTGTCATGGACGTACCACGGCACGACGCAGGAGCTTACCGTCGATATCGTTAACGCTATGCCGCGCACGCAGTATTACGTCAGGGTGTGTGCGTCAAGAGACGGTGCTAACTCCGCATTTACTCAAAAGTCGATTGTAACCAGCGGCGGGGGCGGTAAGCCGCCCGTCACCGTGACAGACATATCCGCGGCGGCTATATACCGTCAAGGCGCGGACGGCAACGCAAGCTATGACGTGCACGTCAAGTGGGAGCCTGCTAACAGTGCCGGCCAAGTGTACTATCAGAGTGAGTATATTAACGGCTCGCCCGTTGACAACGCAGGATTACCCGGTAAATGGCTGTATGCAGGCGAGGGGCTCGGGCAGCTCGTCATCCCGCAAGCACTTGCGGATGATACGTACCGCATTGCGGTATGCGGGATTAAAAACGGCGAGGTTATCGCGCCCGAGGACTCTAAGCAGATAGTAATTAAGATAGTCCACCAGAGCATAATCCCGCTTACGCCGACCGGGTTTGCACTTGACATCGAGACGGAGTGTTGGGCATCGTGGACAGCCGTTACTAACACCAGCATTGCGTTTTACGAGCTGCGTACCGACGATAAAGCCGGTACGGACTCAAAGGCGCTGCTTGTGCGGACTAACGACATACATACCGCGCTGCAGCTGACAAGCCGCACAGGACGGCTGTTTTTGTTCGCCCGGTCGGTATGGGGTGTGTACAGTACTGCGGCTACACTTACGTATAACAAGCCCGCGCCCGCCAAACCTAAAGTGCCTACGCTGATAGCGCAGCTGGGCGGATTTGGCGTGCTTGCCGACAGTCTGCCCGCGGGCTGTACGGGCATGGCGGTATACGTTAACGGGGCTCTTGTGCTACGTAGCGCGACTAATGCGGCCGCGTACGTTTGCTCCGCAGGCATCTACGATGTCAGCGTCGCGTACTCTGATATGTTTGGCGACGGTGAACAGTCGGTATTATCCCGCATTACAGTCAAAGACAAAGTCGATGCCGCCCTGCTTGAGGATGAGGCTATTAACATGGCCAAGATGGACAAGACCGTCCAGCAGGCCGTCAAAGCCGCACAAAGCGTCACGGCTCAGGTTGCGGAGATTAAGCAGACGCAGGATAGTATCATTAGCACAGTTGCCGCTAACAAGACCGCGCAAGAGGATGCCGACGCGGTATTGACGTCACAAATCAAGCAGACGGCAACCGGGCTAACGACGGTTGTATCCAATCTGTCCAAAGCACCAAATCAGACCGGATATGCTGCGTTTGCGCAGTTGTACGACAACATCCAGCTTAAGGTCGATAAAGCAGGCGTCATATCAGCTATCAATCTTACGCCGGAGACGATACGCATATCGGGCAAGCTGCTGACAATCGACACTGATACGACGATAGCTAACAACGTTATCGTTAACCGCATGCTCGCCGCTAACAGCATAACGGCGGACAAGCTGCAGGTAGATAGCCTAAGCGCTATCACCGCAACAATCGGCGTGCTGCGTACTAAATCTGCGGGGGCTCGTGTAGAGTTAAAAGACAATTTGATTGAGGTGTATGATGAAAATAACAGGGTACGAGTGAGAATGGGTGTTTTTTAGAAAGAGGTGTTGAGGTTGCAAGCAGGATTACAAATTTGGGGCGAGAACGGTAAGCTGCAAATTGATACCACAAAGCGGCTTACCAAAATTATCGGCACCGTCGACACTAACGCAAAAGACGGGAGTATTGAGGTTGATGAATTGTCGCAAGGTAGACCGTGGTTTGCTTATGCTCGCGTAGGTTATCTTGGGCCTAACTATGACCCGGGGCAAAATGGCGTGTTAATATGGGCGCTCCCTCTCGTAGGGTTTTCGGACGTCGGCGTAAAAGTGGAAGCCGACGAAGAGAAAAAAGAAATACGTATTAAATCAATACGTATGACCTGGAAGTACGGCACAGAAGTGCTTGTCGGTGTTGCCGGATACCGTAACATGCCGGTAACAATTGTATACGGGGTGTATTAAATGAATACATATTTAGCAATTTATAATGAACCGGAAATTACACAATTATCGAGTGGCTACAAGCTGATAGCTGATACTAATGTACTGATAAATGACAAATTACGCACCTTGTCAGTAAACGGGACGGGAGAATGCAGCTATCAAAAATATAGCGGGTATAACGCAAACGGAGACATCTATGTAAGCGCGGTACCGCTCAAAAACACCAGTAATTTTTTTGTCGCATACGAAAATTTAGAGCCGGATGTAACGGCTAGCTACGTGTCGTATATCGACCAAGACCCGAGTACACACGATTTACGTAGCGTGCTTATAGCACACCAACCGTACAAACTTAAGTACTATCTGTGCGGATATCCGACAGTGCCGCGCCGGCAAAAAGGCGTTAAACCTGTGCACTTAACTGTGTATGATGCCGAAGGGAGAATAACATTTACGTCTCGAGCAAAATATATCCCGGTCGTAGAATACCAACACGCCATGCCGCTAAACTGGAGTTTTGGGAAAGTTGGTGCTGGTCGATATGCGATCGCACAGATATCTAAAGCGACACGCATAAGAGATACCGACGGAGTAACTGCGTTCGGGATATCTGACGGGAAAGAGCACGTTAGTGCGTTTGAGATGAGTCGGTTTTATCTGCAAAAAAATCCGTGGAGTCCTTTTTTTATGACAGTCGGTGGGTATAGCAACGTCTTAGTACTGGACACGTCCAACATGTAAACACAGGAGAAATCATTAATGAGCGATAAAGAATTTGAAACACAAGTGCTGGAACGTGTTGCGCGAATTGAGACGCATATAGACATCATTCAGCGAACATTTACGGAAATGTCTACTATTAAGACAGTCGCTTTGCACGCAGACCAATCTTGTAGGTCTGCACATAAGCGGTTGGATGATCTAAAACACGACATATGTTGGACGCTCGGTGTCTCAGTGACTGTCGTCGGTATTTTTGCGTCTGTTTTGACATCAATTTTGAGGTGAGTGATGAAAAACAAAATAATCCGGTTCGGTCGTTGGGCCGAAAAGAATTGGCTGCAGATCATCATCGTGTTGGGTGTACTGATGATGATTTTTTTATGCTTGATTTTAACATCTTGGCTTATCGGATACTGGGCTAACGCTTTATACGGCATGAAATTTGAGTTGAATAGCTGTTGGTCAGGCGTATCTGCAGTCGCGGCAGGTATCGTAACTATCGTCGGATTAGCAAAAGCAGCATGGACGAAATATGGCTATGACAGCAGATACAACACCCCGTCCGGTAAGCCGCCACTGCCACCGCCTGCGACGGATAGCGTAAACAATATTATAAAAGGATAGGAGGTAAGTAATATGTTAGGAGATTTAAGCGCTCGTTATGAGAGCAATGGAGACGCCGCTTGCATATCAAGCGGCTGGGGCGATCCGGGCGGTAAGAGTTACGGAGCATATCAGCTCAGCAGCAATTCAGGCAGCTTACGTCTTTTTGTTGATTGGTTGCAGCGCAGGTACCCGCTGCTGGGGGAATCATTGGCAAAACATCCGCTATGTTCGGAGGACTTCGATACAGCCTGGCGTGATGTTGCCAGCTATAATTATTATGACTTTTTGGCGGCGCAACACGAGTACATCCGAGACGCATACTATGAGCCTGCAGTGCAACAGCTGGCTCACGCCGGCTGGCATATTGATAACCACAACCCAATTATGCAGGACGTTATATGGTCAAGAGCGGTGCAGTATGGTGCCGGAAATATTGTTGAGATGTTTACGACTGCAGCACATCGTATGTATAACACAACAGACAGGGCGTATACGGGATACCCAAACTTGTCGTACATTGACGCGGCTCAATTTGATTATGATTTTATTACGGCTATCTATTTGCTGGTATGCAAAACGCCGGAATGGGCAGTAACGTCTTTACGCGCTAGTCTGTATGACCGATTTGAGCAAGAATGCCATGATGCGTTGACACGCTTATAGGAGGTGTTGTTATGTTCCTCACGTCTAAAAAGGAGGTTGTTGAAATTGTTAGAAGTAAAAAAATCTATATTATTGCTAATCTTTGCGTTGGGGCTTTGGTTGCCTTCGGCTGGATACTCTGCAGATACTACGACGACAGCGCCGCAGCCGACAGTCACGATGCAATTGTCACAATACAACAGATTAAAGACGATAATCAATCAGCAAGAGATGACATTAGCGATGCTCGAAACGAAATTAGCAGTGCTCAGCAGCAACTCGACAGAGCAAACAGCCATCTTGACACAGCTGCAAGCAGAGCTGGCGAACTGCAAGACAGAGTTAAACAAGACAAAGCAGTCATTGACGATTGCCAACAGCTCGTTGAGCAAAGCAGAAGAGACGCTGCAGAGGCAAGAGAAATCTTTGCAGACATTGACCGTGCAAATAAAGCAGCTGGCGCACAAGCAGGCAGTGTTGCGCCGTCAACGTGATACGTGGCGTATATTGGCCATCGGCATAGGTGGGTATCTATTGTACGACAAGATACAATAAGTTAATATACAAAAAAAGGGCGTCCTGATGGGCGCCTTTTTTTGTTGATCGTCAAAAATTCGTCAAAAAAATTTTTTAAAAATAGATAAAAATAGAGGTTACTAAAAAATATAACTGCAGATAGAAGTAGATAACTAAGCCATTTTGTGAAAATATATAAATCCGTGTATTGAGTATTGGATAATAAAGATATATAGTATATCTTCGTCATTTAGAAAAAATAGATATTATGCAACAAGTAAAAAGTAATGAAAGAGG